CTGATGAGACCTCTCTGGGAGAACCGTGCGAGTTATCGGAAGTGCCTGACTGGTCGGAGATTACCCCGGAAGTGAATTTGAACAATATTCGGGAGCCGCTGTTTTCCTATTTTCGTATGCCGTTCGGCAACACGATTGACACCAACTCTCCGCTTGGAGTATCTGTGTTTTCGCGTGCAGTAAATGCCATTAAAGAAGCGGATAAGCAATACCAGCGTCTTATTTGGGAGTATAAAGCGACCGAGGCGGCTATTGATGCTTCTGACGACGCATTTGATGTTGATATCAATGGAAAGCCCGTTCTCCCGGAAGGCAAGGAACGCCTATATCGTATTAACTCCCTTGATTCAGCAAAAGCAGGTGGCTCGGATTTGTTTAAGCCTTGGACACCTGCCATTCGTGACGAGAACTACATCAGAGGTATGAACCGAATGATGATGCAGATTGAGGATCTGTGTTGTGTCGCCCGAGGCACTATTTCTGACCTTAATCAGGATGTAAAGACAGCTACAGAGATCACCACTACTAAGCAGCGTACATATTCCACCGTTTCAGATATACAGTCATCGCTTGAGAATGCACTCGATTGTCTTGTTATCGCAGTTGAAGAGCTTGCAATCCTATATCATTTATGCCCGGCAGGAAGTTATGAAGTTGCTTATGTATGGGATGATAGTGTTATCGTTGACGCCAACACCGAGCGTATGCGTGATTTGCAGGAGGTTACTCAGGGCTTGTTAGGCGATTATGAGTACCGAATGACATGGCGCGGTGAGGACGAAGAAACTGCACGGAAAAAAATCGACGAAATAAAATCAGGAAGGTCCGACAATCAAATTCTCTTTGGCAATGAGGGCGAAGAAGACGACGAAAGCGATGATGATGAATGATATTAACACCTCGATATCTCGCCGGTGTTGCCGATGGCGTTGTTGATATCTTCTCTCAAGCGGAAAATGAGATACTCGCAGATATTGCCAGGCGGATCGTGAAGACCGGCGGCGTTTCAAATACTGCCGGGTGGCAACTTCAAAAAATGCGTGAAGCCGGCATGCTTAATGAAGATACGGTGAAGCAGCTTGCCGCTGCTACCAATCAGAGCGAAGCTGAAATTCAGCGAATGCTAAAGGAGAGCTACAAAAGGGCTTTATCTTTTGATATCGATGTTATTCCTGCTGATTTAAAAATGTCATGGACACAAATCAAGGATAATCCTGCATTCCGTGCAATCATGCTCCAGGGCGTGAACAATGCTAATCAGCTTGTCAGCAACTTCACGAAAACAACGGCAGGCGCGGCGCAGACCGCGTTTTTTAATGTTCTTGACGTTTCATACCTACAACACGTTACAGGCGCTGTGACGCGCGAGGAAGCCGTAAGAGGGGCGATTAAGAAACTTGCTCAACAAGGTATTTATAAAATCGCATATCCTCAGAATAACGGCGGCGTACACTACACATCTGTTGAGGCTGCAGTCCGCAGAGCTTTGACAACCGCTGTCAATCAAAGCTGTGCGAAACTGCAGCTTGCTAATTGCGATATGCTTGGGACAGATCTGGTGGAGACCACAGCACACATGGGTGCACGCCCATCACACGCGGTATGGCAAGGCAAAATATTCAGCAGAAGCGGTTCGTCGAAGAAATATCCTGACTTTGTGAAATCAACAGGATACGGAACCGGAGATGGACTGTGTGGCTGGAACTGTCGCCATAGCTTTTTCCCGTATTTTGAGGGCTACTCAACGCCTGCTTATGATATGAGTAAATTCGACAGCGAAGAGAATGCCAGGCTATATGAGGAAGAGCAGAAACAACGTCGCTATGAGAGAATGGTTCGTGAAGCGAAACGAGAGGTTAGCACGCTGGAGGCTGGGTTAGATGCTGCTGAATCTGCAGAGCTGCAGGAAGGTCTTACAGCTGATCTCCGGCAAGCAAAGCAAAAGCTCAGAAACCGGCAGAAACTTCTGCGCGAATATTGCGAGGATCACGACCTATTTAACGATTACTCTCGTACATATACACCAGGATATAACGGAAGAAATAGGACGAGAATTGTCAGTGCAAAAACTTCTAAAACACTTGATAATCCTGCGAAAAGTGGTATAATAGAATCAGGGAGTAGAAAGATGGCGCTTGAGTATCAGCGGTATGGGCGTAACAAGGAAACGCTGGTTAATAAATCATACATCGATGGCGGAGCTTATCGCAGAAAATATGATAAGCTATCCAATAATGCAGATGTCAACAAAGCTTTGTATGATAGCGCTAAGACCGCATTGAAACACAGAAGTGGCACCTTGCTTGAAGATATGTATTGGATAGACGGAAACAGCGGCAAAGAAATTTGTTCCGTAACCAATAGCACGATAGAAGAAACAATAGTATATACTGATAAGATTCGATCAACAATAAAAACAAATAAGAATATTGTAACAATACATACTCATCCTCAGAGTTTACCACCAAGTATTGATGATTTCAATTCATGTTATGACAATGGTTATCAATATGGTGTTGTTGCCTGTCACGATGGTAAGGTTTTTCAATATTTTTCAAATCAGCATATAAACGAAACGCTTTATCAACTTTATATTTCTGAATTCATCGAAAGTGGATTAACAGAATATGAAGCCCAGATTCAAACATTATTAAAACTTAAAGAATCGTATGCCATAGATTTTCTGGAGGTGATTTGAGTGGCAGAAGAAAGATTATTCATTGATGATAGGGTTGTTATTCCTGAAAAGATCAAGAACATGAGCTCTGATGAGAGAAGAGCGAAGATCCGCCAACTCGAAGAGGAAGCCCGTGCAGAAAAAAAGAGAATTCTCGCGAAAAAGCACAGAGAAACCGCATAAAACTATTAAAAACCGCTTGCTTTGGCAGGCGGTTATCTTATTATAACAAGAAAGGATTATTCAAATGAGAGAGCTTAACACAATTCAGAAAAGTGAAAAACTCAATACTGTATTTGCGGTAGACGAACCCGGCAACGGCGGAGCGAATCACGAATACCTGATCGCGGTTGATAGAGGGCTTGCAGTACCTAAAGAGGTTAATGTTTCCTTCCAGAACGGCGCGAGAAAAGACGAAAACGCAATCCACGGCGTTCTCGACACAGATTTGCTCGAAATCGTCCGCGATAGGCTCAAAGGCTTTCAAAGTGGGGAGTTTGCAACGAGAGAAAACGCGATTGCCCTCACTCATATCGAGGAAGCTCTGTTGTGGATGAACAAGAGAGTTGAGGACAGGATTGAAAGAAATGTTCTCGGAACATATAATAAATAACTCTTGCTCTGTATCAACGGGGCTTTTTTTATACCAAAAATCAAATAACATTGCGCTTAGAGTGCACGTCCTGAACACGACGTTAAAAGGTTCTTTTTTTATGCCAAATTTTCTCTCTTCCCGCGGAGATATAAACAGCGGGATAGCCGATTGTCAGAGTGAACTGACGTTTAATCTAAATCAGGCGAAAAACGGAGGTACACGTTATGTACGAATTTTTAAATGCACTGTTCAAAGATGAAAGCGGTAATCCCATCGCGCTGACGTTGGATCAGCTCACCGAAAAGTTGTCCTCGGCCACGGACATCAAGTTGGTGAACATTGCCGACGGCGGCTACGTCAAGAAGGAAAAGCTTGACGCGAAGATCACCGAGTTGAGCGGTGTAAGACAGCAGCTCACTGACGCCAATGCCGAAATCCAGTCCTATAAGGATATGGATATCGATGGTATCAAGCAGAAGGCGAGCGAATGGGAGAACAAATACAACACCGAAACGGCGGCGCTCAACGAGAAACTTGCCCAGCAGGAGAGAGCATTTGCGCGCGATCTGTTCTTCAAGGGCTATCAGTTTTCCTCACAGTTTGCCGAGGACGGCGTGAAAGCGGCGTTTGACAAGCAGGAATTCAAGCTCGTTGACGGCGAGTTCATGGGTGCAAAGGACTACATGACCAAGCTGATGACAGATGACGCGACAAAGTCTGCGTTTGTTATCGAGCCGGCAAACGGTGGTGCCGATGGCGGCGACCAGCAGCCTCCATATCAGCCGCAATTCTCCCAGCAGCAGAGACAGCCTCAGAATCCTCCCAAGCCCAAGCAGACTCTCTCGGAGAAGATGAAGTGGGCAAACGAGCATCCGGGGGCAACAATCAACTTTGATGAATAAAACAAAGGAGTGAATTGACCTTATGGCAATCTTTGACAACAAGAATTTTAACGCACAGGTTTTCGGTCAGTACATCGATCGAATTCCCAATCTTACAAGAAACCGTATGGTTTCGAGCGGCGCTATTCGTATGCGCAACGACTTGGCGACAGCCTTGAAAGACGACGTCGGCGGCAACTTCATTTCGACACCTCTTCTCGGCTTGATTAACGGCGATCCCGTTAACTACGATGGCGGTACAGATATCACCATCTCGTCCACGGCTACCTATATGCATGATCGCGTTGTCGTAGGTCGTGCAAAGGGCTTCAAGGAAAAAGACTTCTCTTACGATATCACCGGCGGAGTTGACTTCATGGCCAATATCGCGCAGCAGATTGCTGACTATTGGAACACCATCTATCAGAAGTCGCTCATTTCTTGCCTTAAGGGTGTTTTCAGCATGTCCGATACCGCGGGCAGTGCATTTGTAAACGCTCATACTATGGATGTCACAGCAAATGCCGCTGCCGGCAATGTCGGCGCAGGTTGTATCGGTGATACCACGATGAACGACGCCACACAGAAGGCTTGCGGCGATAACAAGGATTCGTTCAGCCTTGCTATCATGCACTCTGTTGTAGCAACGCACCTCGAGAACCTCAAGCTTCTGGCTTACATGAAGTCGACAGATTCTCAGGGCATCGAGAGAGACCTCGCTCTCGCAACTCTCAACGGTAAGGCTGTTCTTATCGATGACGGTATGCCTGTCAACAGCGTGAACCTCGGTACTGAGGAATCGCCCAACGTCAAGACGGCTTATACCACGTATGTTCTCGGTAACGGCGCCATCGAACTCACCGAGTGCGGCGCGAAAGTTCCCTATGAGATGGACAGAGATCCGAAGACCAACGGCGGCGAGGATATCCTCTATACTCGCAGACGCTTCTGCTTTGCTCCCTATGGCGTAAGCTTCACGAAGTCTTCTATGTCGAGCCTGTCTCCTACAGCGGCAGAGCTGGAGCTCGGCGCGAACTGGGAGCTTGTGAACACCGGCGGTCTGACCAAGCAGTACATCGATCACAAGAACATCCCGATCGCACAGATTATCTCTCTCGGTTAATTTGGCGGAATGAGAAAAAGGAGAGCCTGTATGAAATTGATGAGAAGAGACACCGAAACAACCTATGTTCCGGATTGCTTCATTTCAGCGTACAAGACGCTCGGATACAGCGTGGTCGGAGAGGAAGATCCCACTCCGACCGCTCCTCCTCTGGAAGAGCAGGAGCGGGTTGTAGAAGAAGCACCTGCAGAAACAGAAGAAGTAACACC